AACAGGCTTTTAATCGCATTATTAAGGAATGGGTCTAATGGCTACCGGTAATCGCACATTAAAGTTATCAATCCTTGCCGATGTTGATGACTTAAAAAAGAAGCTAGGCGAAGCCGACAAAGCGGTCGAAAGTAACTCAAGCAAGATTTCAGAGTTTGGCAAGAAAGCTGCTGCTGCATTCGCAGTCGCTGCTGCTGCTGCCGTTGCCTATGGCACTAAATTAGCCGTTGATGGGGTCAAGGCTGCCATTGAGGATGAGGCTGCACAGTTAAGGTTAGCTGCTGCTCTACGCACCGCCACAGGGGCTACTGATGCCCAAATAGCGGCAACTGAGGCGATGATCCTTAAGACATCTTTAGCAACTGGTGTGGCTGACGACCAATTGCGTCCAGCCTTGCAACGCTTAGCAGTTTCCACAAAAGATACTGACGAAGCCCAAAAATTATTAAATTTATCTTTAGACATTGCCAAGGGTCGAGGCTTAGCACTTGAAACTGTTGCCAATGCTTTAGGCAGGGCTCAGGATGGAAACACCACAGCTCTAGGCAGATTAGGACTTGGCTTATCCAAGGCAGAATTATCAACCTTATCTTTTACTGAAGTTCAAGCAAAATTATCTGATCTTTATGGTGGCGCAGCAGCTGCTAATGCTGAAACATTCCAAGGAAAGATTGATCGCTTAAAAGTAGGATTTGATGAAGCCAAAGAATCATTAGGTTTTGCATTGCTTCCAGCAGTTGAAAGTTTTATTGGTTTCTTAAACACAACAGGCATTCCGACACTAAATGCCTTTATTGCAGGATTGACTGGCGATGAAGGATTAAGTGCAGGACTAGCACAAAGCCAAAGAGGTGCTGAAACATTTGGTAAAGCAATCAATGGGCTTGCTGGCATTCTTGCAGGATTCATTAATTTTGTTAGAGAGGTAGTTGGTGGATTAACTGAACTAGCCAACCAAGCAATTCGATTTATTAACATTGCTAAACCCGGAGCAGATATTGGATACATTCCAAATGTTTCTCCAAGTGCAAGTCAGGCTGGAATGTTAGGCGCAGCACCATTGCCAGCAGTTCCGGCAAACACTAGAGAGAACCGAACAACAGCGGTTACTAACATTACAGTTCAAGCAGTAGATTCTGAGGGTGCTGCAAGAGCCGTTGCAAAAGTGTTAAATCAAAGCGCATCCCGATCAGTTCCACAGCTATATAACAGCGGGATAACCAGGGCTCGATAATGACAGTCTGGACACCTGACTGGAAATTAACTGTTGCTGGTGTTGATTACACCGACATTGCTATCAGCGATATTGCCCATCAAGCCGGTCGAGATGATATTTATACTCAACCTAATCCATCTTATTTGCAGGTTGCTTTAGTAGCCTTATCTGGTCAAACCTTGCCTTTTCAAATTAATGATTCTTTAAGTTTGCAAGTTAAAGATAGTTCCGGAACTTATGTAAATTTATTTGGTGGAGATGTTACTGATGTAACTGTTGAGGTTGGGGCAACTGGATCATTGGCAACTGTTGTAAATTACACAATCCTTGCAATGGGTTCATTAGTTAAACTTGCCAAAGAAATTTACAACGACAATCTTTCACAAGATGAGGATGGCGACCAGATTTATGAGTTACTATCTAGCGTTTTGTTGGCATTATGGAATGATGTCCCAGCAGCTACAACATGGGCGACCTATAACGCAACAGAAACTTGGGCAACGGCAGGTAATCAAGGTTTAGGCGAAATCGATCAACCGGGGCTTTACACAATGTCAAGCAGATCCGCTGATGCTGATACTGTCTATAACATTGCAAGTTTTATTGCTGATAGCGCATTTGGTTATATGTATGAAGCACCTAACGGAGATATTGGTTATGCTGATGCAGACCACAGGCAGACTTATTTGATAGCCAATGGTTATGTTGATTTAGACGCTAAGCATGCTTTAGGTCAGGGATTATCGACCATCACAAGATCAGCTGATATTCGCAACGACATTTATATCAATTATGGAAATAATTTTAATTCACAGGCAACTGCTACAAGTGCTGAATCGATTGGCTTATACGGTTACAAAGCCGAAAACATCAACTCTGCCATTCATTCAGGTGTAGATGCACAAGAGGTTGCAAATAGATACATTGCTCAGCGTGCCTTTCCGTTGTCAGCCTTCCAATCCATAACCTTTCCAATAACCAATCCTCAGATTGATAATAGCGATCGGGACAACCTGTTGGGTGTTTTTATGGGTCAGCCGTTAAACATTCAAAACTTGCCAACCCAGATCTCCAATGGTGTCTTTGAGGGGTATGTCGAGGGCTGGCGATGGAGCACAAGGTTCAATGAATTATTCCTAACCATCAATCTTTCACCGGTGGCGTTTAGCCAAGTGGCGATGCGCTGGAATACTGTTCCAATAACCGAGGCATGGAACACAATTGATCCAACTTTAACATGGGAATACGCTACAATCGTAGCCTGATAATAGGAGAAAAATGGCAACTACTACAAACTATGGCTGGACAACGCCAGATGATACAGCGTTGGTCAAGGATGGTGCAGCTGCAATTCGCACGCTTGGTTCATCTGTTGATACGACAACGAAAAACTTAAACCCATCAACAACTCTTGGCGATATTGAATATCGATCATCTACGCCAAACGTAAATACCAGATTACCTTTAGGAACTGCAAATCAAGTATTGCGAGTAAATTCTGGTGCAACCGCTCCTGAATGGGCAACGACAGCAGATCAAACTCCATTGACAACAAAAGGCGATTTGTTTGGTTTTGATACAGCTGATGCACGAATTCCAATTGGAACAAATGGTCATGTTCTTACGGCAGATTCCGCACAAAGTCTAGGTCTTAAATGGGCTGCACCTGCTGGTGGAAAGGTTTTACAAGTAGTAAGTGTTTTCAAGTCAGATTCTTTTTCATCTTCAAGCACAAGTTTTACAGATGTTACTGGTTTATCGGTAACAATTACTCCAACCTTAAACACCAGCAAAATTTTAGTTTTAGCAACTGTTAATGGTCAAGGATCACCCGGAACAAACGAAGCAACAATAAGATTGCTAAGAGACTCAACTGCAATTTCAATTGGTGACACCGCTGGTAATAGAACTCGTTCAAGTGGTGATATTTTTATGCTTGCAGAAGGTTCAAGCACAAACGTTGCAATTGGATTTTTAGATAGTCCAGCAACTACCTCAGCAATAACATATAAAATCCAAGGCATAGTTTTAGCAGGTTCAGGAAATTTTTACATTAATAGATCACAAGCTGATGGAGACTCTCTCACTAGAACAAGGTCAGCATCAAATATCTTAGTAATGGAAATAGGTGCATAATGATTGATTATTCTTTAATTTTAACCAAAAAATATTTTGGATCTGAATGGACTTTAGATGGAGATGATTATTCTGGTTTAACTTGGTTATCCGATACACCTAAACCAACTAAAGCAAAACTTGATGGATTGTGGCAAGAAGTGCAAGATTTAGTAAAAGCCGAAAGGGAAGCCAAGTTAGCAGCAAAAGCAACAGCACAGGCTAAACTTGCTGCCCTTGGTTTAACTGTTGAGGATTTGACCGCTCTAGGTTTGTAATGAAACCTTGGTTATCTAAAGCAGCTGTTCAACTGCGTGAGCAGATCGATGACAGTTTTGCCGATAGATCTAGAAAATCGGATGGTTGGATTTCAGACGCTAGGCATCAAAAAGTGAAATCGGATCACAACGCCTTGCCTTCGGGTGAGGTTTGTGCCATTGACATTACATCTGATCTTAGTGCAGCGGAAAGCATGTCTGCATATCTTGCCGATCAAATTCGCATTGCTGGCAAAACAGATAAGCGTATCAAGTATGTAATCCATAATCATCGTATTGCCAGCAATCTTTTGAACTGGCGTTGGCGTAAATACAAGGGCATCAATCCTCACACTAAACACATCCATATAAGTTTCCATCCAAATCAAAAAGGCGATTTCTTTCACATCCCACTACTAGGAGGCAAAGCATGAAACTATCGAACAAACACAAGGCAGCAATTAAGTCATATTTAAGAGCTGTGGCTGCTTCCGGTATAACTGTCCTGTTGGCAATTGTTGCTGATATCCGACCAGAGTTTGCAATCCTTGCTGGAGCATTGGTTGCACCTCTTGCCAAGGCATTAGATCCAAAGTCCGGCAAAGAAGCTGATTATGGACTTAATGCGAAATGACAGCCAACGAATGGGTTGGTATAGCCGTTGGCGTAACCGCCGTATCTACAAGTTTGTTGCTGGGTCTGCGATGGGTTATTAAATCTTATTTAAATGAATTAAAGCCAAACTCAGGCTCAAGCATCAAAGATCAAATTACAAGACTTGAACAGCGTGTCGATGATCTGTTTGTCTTAATCAGTAAGCGATAATTTTAATTATGGCGAACACACGAAAACCTATAAAACGCAAAAAGATCAATCGTCGAGTCGTTCGCCAAACTCCTGAGCCATTAAGCAAGATAGATCAGCATTACTTGGCTTTGCACGAATGTTACAAAGCAGCTAGAAAAGCAGGATTTACACCTGAGCACGCTTTTTGGTTGATGACTGAATATAAGACATTCCCGAATTGGATTGTAGGCGATGGTGGGATCATCCCATCCATAGATCCAACTGACGATGAGGATGACGATTAATTAAAGCCAACCGCAGGTATCTTGTAACGCCAGATTTACAGATTCCATTGCACCATCCAAAGGCAGT